CACACCGTTCTCATCGCTGTCAATCGTGATGTCTGCGCTGATGGTCTGACCGTTGAGGCGGATAATGCTGTCATTACCCTTGAACGGATAGCGGTTGTCACTCTCTGTTTTAGTGTATGTGTTGGCAACACCGAACACGTCATACACGACCATCTCTACTACGTCATTCAGTGAGGCAGCAGTGACCAGTACAACGCTAGTTCCTGTGGTAGCTGTGTAGTCCGTACCGGGCTTGAGAAGCACACCGTTCTGGTACACGTCCATGTACAGGCTATCTACATAGGTCAGTGTCTTTGCGTCACTGTCACTACCACTAAAGCTAGTTTGACCAGCAGTGGCTTGATACACAAAGCGGTTGCGAACACCCTTGTCTGGAGATTTACCTATGTATGCCATTATGCGAGGTCTCCGTGAACTGTAATATAAATAGCAGGACAATCAAAAAGAGAGCCTGACACATTTCCGGCCTGACCGTTAACTACTGACGATGTTTGACTGCCAAATTTTACAATAGAGTTTAAGTTTGTATCATTGCCGCTAGTAGGCTGAGATTTGACGCCAACGCTGTAATTAGCACTGCTCATATTATTAGTATAATTAATACCATTATCCCCAGAACCAGTGTCCGCAAGAGAAGAGGCATTAAAGCTGTCTTGCAAAGAAGAAAAATCAGAGTGCATCCAAGCCTTCGCCAGCCCCTGCTGCAAGGATGTCGTGGCACTGCCTTCACCAGTAACAGTGTTACCTGCACCAATACCTGCGCCTATTACTTGAGTCAGTGCCACAACTTATCTCCTTATGCGTAAGGGCTATCGCCAAGCACGTCAGTGTCCCACGCAGCTTTCAGTTCAGCAATCGTGGTTGCATTGGTGATTGCAGATGCAGCAGGTGCATCACGCAGGGCAGTCTTCTTAGCTACAGATGCAGTCTTGGCTGCACTGTCGTCAGCCTCAAGTGCCTTCATGTAAATGACATCTTCTGCCTCAAGCAGAGGACCACGTACTTCACGAACCTTGTCCTTGAAGATTTCTTTGGCCTTAGTCAAGTCCTCAGAGATGACGCTTCCGTTCAGAGACCATGCACCACGAAAGGCACGGTCAGATGGAACGGTAGCCGTGGAAGCGTCAATCTGGTTCCCGTCCTTGTCTACGATGTAGGTTGTTGGCATAATTTACTCCTTATGCTGCTAGGTCTAAGTCATCGGAGATGCGCCATGAATTGCGCCACTCACGAGTTGCTGGCAACTGCGACTTCTTGCAGATTACCATCTTCGGGCGGTTGCCCTCATCCCACGTCTGCCATACAGACTGTGGGCAATCTTTCATAATCAAATACTCAATGGCCTGTTCTTCTGTCATTGGGCCAATCGGTGGTGTCTCGTGCAGCAGGTAGCCGCGAGTGTGCCGCTTAAAGTCAGGCTGGGCTTCGTCCTTTGCCAGTTCCCAGTATACTTCGACAGGTGGCAGGATACCGCCCTGCAATGCACACGCCATCCAGTTAGGGTCCGGCACCATTATCTTGGCGCACTCGTCTACGTTGTCTTCAAACACAACCCGATAGTCTGACTGCACACCCTCAAGGTTCTCTTTGGCCCAGCAGAGCCTGTCCCATAGATGTGTGCCAGTAAATTCAGGTGTTGTAATCATTATGCTAAGTCTCCACAAACTTGGTTGTTAATATGTGGCCTGTCAGTCAATGCCGCTGCACCTGTTGCGGTAACGTGTTTGAAGGAACTAGTCGTATAATTTCTTGCGTGGTCAGTGCCACCTAAACTACCAGTCCCCGTTTCAACAGCACTTGCAGATGTTGACACTGAATAATCATTGTTTGCCATTGACGATACAAATGAGTGTGTCGTAACCCCCGGCTCATCATCTATGATGCTAGTAAAGTTATGGCTGTCACGGTAAGATGTTGTCGTACTACTTGTGTAATTAGACCACGCCTTCGCACTACCTTGCACAACGAAATCTGTACCCACCGAACCCGCAGTCGAGTGGGTCAGGGTGTCTGCTTTGATTATACCGAATGCCATTATGCGAGGTCTCCGTGAATAGCCATACAAAGATAATCAACATCTCTTAAAGTACCCAAAGACTGGTTATTACAAATAATTCTTATAGATGATTCCGTTGCACTAGTTCCAGATTTTAATGAAGGAGTGTCATCTGTGTCATTATCTGCTGCACCTCTATGACCAATGGTAAAAGAATAATCGGAGTTATCCATAGCAGAAGTAATAGCAAAAGTATAATCTCCACTCCCGTTATCAACGGAAAGAGTACAGTTAAAACTATCTCTGGCAGCAGCCGTGCCGGTGCCATTGAGGTTTATCCACGCCTTCGCCAGCCCCTGCTGCAACTGGAACGTCGCTGCGCCGCCCTCAGAGGTGACCGTCACATTACCCGCAGTAGTCTTGCCCGTGAGGTTGTCTACAAGAATGCTACTCATGCGAGGTCTCCGTGAACTGTAGCGTATGTATTGCCGATATCTCCCGCCGTACCAACATTGCTAGTTGTATATATTGAAAAAGAAGAAGCTGTTTTTGACCCGTTTTGAAAACACTTTGTCCCCCCTGTAAGACCCCCAAGAGTGCCTGTCGGGACTGAATAGTTAGCCTCAGACATAGCGTTTGTCATATTTGTGGTTGTCAACCCCACGCCGCCGTCACTTAGCGAGGCTACGTTGAAACTTGCAGAGCCGTTGACCGCTGTAGTTGTGTCAGATGTGTAATCAACAAAAGCCTTTGCCGCACTCTGTTTGGTCAGCGTAGCCGCACCGCCGCTGGTGTTCTGGATGGTATCTGCCTTCAAGGTACTCATAGCGTCACCAATGTCCCGCCGCTTTCAACGGTCAGGGTCACGCCACTGTCTACAGTGAACGGACCTGTCACGTTTGCGTTCTCAGTTGCAAGGATGGTTATGTCGGTAGTCAGGTTCTGTGCATTAGTGCGGAACAGTCCACCACCCTTGAAGTTACCTTTGTTTTCTGCAGGAATAGTCACTGACCCACGGGCGAGGTCAAGATAATTTACAAAGATATTATTTGTACCAGAAGAGGGGGCTGCAGTAAAGGTAAGAGTTGTGCCATCAGGAACAGTGTAAGAACCAGCAGCATCCTGTACCACACCATCAACAGACACAAGAATGCTCTGCTTGCTTGCTACAGTACGGTTAAGCGTAAATGTAGTTGTGCTACCATTACCACTAAACCGCTGCACAGCAGGTGTAGTTTCAAAGTGTGTGGCAGGTGCATTACCAATAAACGGCATCTGTCAATCCTTATGTAATGTCAAGATGGCTCAGTACAACATCTGCAGAGGATGCTGTGTCAGATGTGACTTTAACAATGTCACCCGGCTCCATAACAACCTTCTGGTCACCGCCAATCACTACGAGGGTACCACCTACAGGAATAGGGGCATCCTTTACGATGTACACACTGTCCTCAGAACCAGAGGTACGGCTAGAGGCATCAAGCTGTACACTTACAGTGATTTGGGATGTAACGATATTGGCAATTGAAAGACCAATAATAGTTGTTTCTGTAGAAGACGGACATGTATAGATACTAGCAGGACTAGTACCTACACCTGTATCTGTTTCTGATAAGAAAGCGTTTGCCATTTCTTACTCCTGAATTAAGTATAATTATACCATACTTTTAATGCTTTGTCAAGCGTTTTTTAGCCTAGTGCAATAGCAAATGCCAGTGCAGCAGGGTCTGTTTCAGTTACTGTGTACGTAACTCGTTTGTTTGCGACATCAAATGCTACACTGGCAGAGCCACCTGCAGCAAATTGAATGCCGTCACTGTTAGATGCAGTAAACTGTGTGGTACCACTAGAGTTTTCCACCGGCAGTGATGTTGTTGACGTGGTGATAAAGCCAGCGTCGTTGTTAAAACCAGACAGGTTGATGTTAGCTTTGGTCAGTTTTTTCTGTGCATTAGATGAGTCAATGACAGCAAAGAAGTCACCGTCGCCATCTGATGTAGACGTAGTAAGTTCCGACAGGTCTACAGCAATCGTCGCTGTACCGGAAGATGTAATGGTTGTATCACCAGATACATCAATAAGATTGCCAGCAGCTACAGCTACGCTAGTGACTGTACCACTTGTTGTTGTAAAGCCACTATCGTTATTGAAGACACTAAGACCAATCTCACTAGCCGCCTTACGTCTATCGGCACCGCTATCAAGTACAATAAACTCATCTGTTCCGACCATTGTCTGTGTCATATCGGTTAGTTCGGACAAATCTACTGCCAATGAAACAGAGCCAGAGGAACCACCACCAGACAAGCCAGTACCTGCTGTGACACCAGTAATGTCACCTGTATTGGTTGTGTAACCAAAACTTTCAATACGGTCATTGATAGCGGCACTTGTCATAAGTGTCGTATCATTGTCAGCAAAGGACTCTCCACTGGTAGTCAGTGCGCTACCTGCTAACTGACTGACTGTAACATTTGCAAGCGTACCCCCTAGAGTAAGGTTGCCACTTGACGTAACTGTTCCTGAAAGACTGATACCGTTTACTGTACCTGTGCCACCAACAGAAGTTACCGTGCCTGTTGTGCTTGAAAAGTTGGAGTCGTTGTTAAAGATACTGAGAGGCAGTTCACTAATAGCTTTACGCTTTTGTTCAGTACCCCCATCAAGAATGACCAGTTCGTCTGCACCTACTGCAGTCTCTGTCATGTCCGTTAATTCTGTCAGGTCAACGTCAATCGTTGGTGTAGCACTCTCACCTGAGTTATTCTGTAGGTCAATCAAGGCACCTGCAACTAAGCTTTGTACGTAGTCACCTGTAGTCTTTGTGCCAAGTGCGACAGCATTGTTTGCAATACCGGCTGCACCAATCTGCGGCCCCTCACCCTCTGTGCCATCGTGGCTATGTCCAGTAGAGGCGTTAAAAGCGGCTTGTACGGCGTCAAACTCACCATCCAAATCGGATGCGTTGATGACGTTACCGTCCGCAATGTTATTGCCCGTATCGTTACGTACGTAGCCTGTACCCATTATTATCTCCTGTCATTGATGGCGTATTCTAACGTAGCAGCGTCTACTGAGAACACGGCGTCTGTATTTGCCCCTGTTGTTTCATAAAGCATAGAGACAGTAAATCCTGACCCAATTGTTTGCACCTCATAAA